TCTTCATCACTTTCTTCACAGCAGGTTTCACCGCTTTTAACAGAAGATCAGCAAGAGGTTTTGCGAGCAGTGCAGAACTCGTCGCAATAACAGCGATGCCACCTACCTGTACAACCTGACCACCACTTGGAAGTCCCGCTACTATCTGTTGAGGTAGCGGGACTTTTTCTGTGCGTTGGATGCATTCGTTGCCCACTAGTTCATAGGCAACAACCTTTTTTCTGAACCCCTCTACCAATGTACCGACAGGTTCCTTTGCTTTCTGTGCTGGCGTAGGACATTCTACCTTGGCAGTAGCAGCAGGTGCTTCTGTCTTGGGTGTATCTGGTACTTCTGGTTGTGGAGTCTCTGTCTTACTCTTAGGAATAGGAGCAGGACTCGTCATGATCATCTGGTCAGGTTCATACTGAATAGGATTAAAACCAGGGATCCCAGAATCACAATACGTAACCAGTCCATCTTGGTCATCTTCGCCTACCGTATTTGATTTATTGTTTGCTTCATGTGCCTCAACACAGCCAGGAATGTCCACAATAGGGACACCAATATCTATCGTCACAGGTGGTGCGATAGGTATAGGCGGCGAAGAATAATTACCACGATCCACAACAGTGACATCAGGTATACTGACACCACTAATATTAATCTCTTTAATTTCCATCAGTCTTCAAATAATTTAAAAATTCCTGTCCAGATAGAATGAAAGAACACATACAGGAAGAAAGTATCTCTTGCTTCTTTCTTTACCTGTTTCTTGTATGTCGTCTGTGCCATAATATACCTCAGGGTATGTATTATTTAACTGTTCTCATAGACATCTCAGCAATCATTGAATGCGGATCCTACTTCAGATCCAATTGCTTCTCCTGCTTGCTTGCCTAATAGTAGTGCCCATCCACCTGCTAACCATCCCACGTAAGGGATCCCAGAGAGCGCAGGAGCGACGAGACCAGCAGCAATGCTAGTTCCTGCCATCGCACCTTGAGACCGTGCGCCAGCGTCCGCCACGATACACTCTATGTCCTTCGCAGACTTTCCCTCAGATGTAATCGCACCTCCACCCATGTTACGGGTTCCTTCCATGGTGTATTGATCTCTACGATACTCAGTACGTTGTTCTGTGCCACCACCAAACAAACCTTTCTTTGTTCTATCAAGATCTAATGATCTTTCAGACTCTAATACTTTAGGATCGTTTGCTTTGTATTCAATTTCGTATCCATCCTTACCTGCTTTGATTTTATAAGAAGAGTAAGGACCACGAGGGAGATTGATTGTAGGAACTGACGGTGGTTCCGCTTTCCTATCAATTAAATATCCTAGCAAACCTAGATGTGAGATAGCAAACAAAGCACCAGCAGTGCTGATCATTATTTTCCATCCAGATGGTTTCTTTGGTTGTGGTGTTGCTGGGATATAATCTTCCTTCTCGTGGTTAAAGATACTCATGGTAATGTGGGGATAGAAGGTCCAGTGACCTCTGGGACATCGGGCATAGCAGCGTCGATAAGACCAGGGAGAGCACCACTAACTGCTTCTACAGCAGCAGCGGATAGTTTCTCTCTCGCCTCTTCCATCATAACATCTGCATTCTTATACAAATAAACACCCCCACCGATGACTGCCAGTGAAGTCAGTCCCGATAGGAGTGCGATAACGTTAATTACTTTTTGCATGATCAGACCTTAGGTTCAGTAGGTTCTTCTTTTCTCTTGATCTCAGGTGCTTTCTTAGGAGCACCACCAGACTTAGCAGGGCTCAATCCGAACGCAGCTAAAGATCCAGAGAACACGGATGCGATGAACGTGGGATCAAAGTCTAAAATCTTTTGACCGTTTGGAAGTCTTACGTAAGAAAATGTTAGTAGAGAGGCAGACCAAATAAGTACAACAACTTTCACTAAATTACCAAGAACTTCACTCTTATCATCATCGTGGTCTTCCTTCTCTACAACTTTGGATTTATCTTCCGCCATTATAGAGTAGCAAGGCAGCTCTATTTATGCCTGTGCCTCCGTCCAAGACAAACGTGCGTCAATTTTAGCAAAGCCACTACCAATGTTAGTAACTCGAATACCTACAACCTCAGGTCCATCTGGGAAAATACCAGTTGGATTTGGTGCTGTTGTATTTTGATAGTCTTCTGTACCACCACCTAGGATAGAGTTAGAGATCTCTTTAACATCAGATAGACTATAACTTTCAGGAACAGCAGCATCTGTTGCTCCACCAGCATAGAATCCGTAGATAACTTCTCCACCAACAAAGTCAACGTTAGATGCACCATTCATATCCGAATATTGTGCAAGTGACGTACCACCAACAGGTAACCAATCAACAGTAGTTGTTGGAATAGGATTCAAGACTAGTTCTACAAAGAACTGTCCTTCAGATAGCACGTCCATGCTACGGAGAACCAACTGCATTCTATTGACAAGTTCTCTTTCACCAAATCCACCAATGATACCATTGTCAACTGATGGAGCTAGTCTAATAGCAAGAACAGAACGTGTCTTATTACCACCAGTACCAATAGATCTTCTCAATTTCGTACCAACCGTGTAAACATATGCTCGGTCATCATCGTAGCGACCATCCATGATAACAGATGAACCCCAGTGTGAGATCTGTGGAACAGATGTCGCTTGTAGAAGTTCTACACTGATAGGTTGTGTATCGTCATAGTTAAATGTCTGTGCAGATCCAGAACCTAGTGGAGGGAAATTAATATTAGTTGGGTTAGAAGAAGTAACTGCTCTGCTAAGTGCAATTGTTGTTCCACTAATAGATGATACAAATGTGTCCGATGGAACACCAGTACCAATTACTCTTTGACCTACCTGAATATTAGTTCCATTACTAATAGAACCAGAAGATGTATTTGTTGCCATGGTCAAATTAAGGCTAGTGTCTCCTGCTTTCTCTCTAGAAGTAACATTAAATGAACCAGCATACGCACGAGATAGTGGAGACAAAGCAGAACCAACCTGAGTCGTCAGAGAGATACCTGTAGATGAACCTTGTGTAGTTGTAATCTGGAAAGTTGTTGCACTAGGGACAGCAGCAATATAATATGTTTTGTTTGCAACAATATTAGAGAAAGGATTATCAAACTTGATAGTTTGCTGACCACCAGGAGCAAGTCCAGTTGTAGATGCTACCTCAATAACATTACCAGCGTTTACATTAACAACATCTTGAACAAATACACTCTTTGAATCGTAAGTTACATACTCCTGAACACCAGAAGTCGAACCCGTTGTTCTCTTGATACGTAGAACTCCAGAGTCTGGGAAGTTTATAGGAGCATCAGCAACATATAAAGTTGTATCAGAATTAGAGAATGTCTTGGAAGTTATTGTTGATGGAGGAATTGTATTAACTTCATAACGAGCAGGTAAGTTACCTGATCTCATGTATGCTTCAGTGTTCTGGTTGTTGTTAGGAATCTTGTGAGCGTAGATAACGTCACCATCTAGAGCACGGAATCCCCAGCGGATGAAACCAGCACCATACCAAGAGTAGTCCAGATAGAACATCTGCATCTTGGTTGGGTCAAGAGTGTAACCAGACTTACCAGTACCATCACAACGGTCAATGTTCCAGTCATCTTGCGTCCACTCAGTCTCTACAGTCTTGGTTACAATAAGATTGTTTGCCGAGAGTTGCCCAGCATCATTAGGACCACGATAGTCAGGGAAGATAACTAACTGTGTGTCTGAAATGATACCATCAACACGATAAGAAGAACCACGGATAACAATATAGTCACCAGGCTTCAACTGTTTAGAGAACTTGGTGCTTTGACCATTAGCAGAGGTGTAACTAGAAACTAAAGTGCTACCAAATGCTACAGAAACTCTACCAGATAACTGGAACGTAGATGTTCTACGAACAACACTTAAAGTTTCGCCAGACCAACGGAAGAAAATTCCATTCTGTTGATCCATCATACCAATTTCAAGGTTTGTACCATAGGTATTGATTGGAGTAACAGAATATTCACCACCTGCAATTGATTCTGTTGGGGCACTAGCGACAACATACTGGAAAGTATATGGATCAATTACATTAGAAACAGTTTGAACACCATTAAAAGCATTATCATCTACACCACGAACATCAATCAGAGAATTTCTAGTTACATTATGTGCATCTTCAGATACAACAGTAATTGTAGTACCAGATGACGTGATGCTATCAATGTTTAAAATTGCTGGTTCTAGAATAGAACCAGTAGAGAATGATACACCTTTACCAGACTGATAACGGAAGTAACGTTTGGTCTGTCTGATTGCCTGTTGGTTCTTTGAGATAGAGTTGGTAGAGAATTTAACGCCACCATCAAATGATCTATGAATAGAAGAACCTTGTGGTCTAGGGTATAATTTTTTGGTTCCACTATCAATAGATCCAGAAGGAGCACCCTGTGAAATGTCTGGATAATAATAGAACGAAGTAGGACTATCTACTCTAGCAACTGTCCAAGAACCATTCACATTACTACCACTAGATCCACTAACAGCAATCTCATTTCCTACTTCCAAACCATGAGCTTTGGTGGTTTCAATATAAACCGCACCATTCATCACACCAGTGCCAGAAGAAATAGTAATACCACCACCGAGATCAGAACCAGTGAAATGAATAGCACTGTAAAGAGCAGTTCTAGCATTCTGCCAAATGCCACCCGATGCAATAGTCCACTCAGATTTTGCTGTGTATGAAAAGTCAGTGCTACCTTGGGTATCATCTACAATAAAGACACCATTAGCAGCAGGGAATGTTGTGTCTTGAATATAAATTGCAGTGCCTACATTAGGGCGTGTAGATAGAGAGGTGTTAACAGAAACAGTAATCTTTCTACTTCCTTGTGTTGCCTGAACATCAGTAATGATAATAGGATCTTGAGACTTGTAAGCAAATGGGTTGTTGTTGATCATTGCCAACGCTTCCCACTTGGTATCCTGAGTACCATACTCAAAGTCAGTATCAATCTGGGACTGTGGTTGAGCAACACGCTGTTTATTAACAGCGTCCATGTAGGTTTCCGCTGGTTTAATAGTCTCTTCAAAATCATCATAGATGATCTGTAACTTATCAGTATCCGACATGCCTGTCGTATCATATGTCAAGACAACTCGGGTCGTCGTGACATTACGAATATCAGTTTGAATACTATAGGTAGTAGCAGTCAGCTCAGGGTCCGAGAAGTTATAGATTACCTTGTTATCAGTAACGTTGGTAATAAGAATTAACTGCTCCCTCTGGATACCACCAGGGATGATAACTTCACGCGCTGAAGCATCAAACAGGTAGTAGTTACTCTTAATGGATTTCCTTGCCATTACCTATGTTCCTCGGAATATTATTATGCTCTATCTATTTATCAGAGACCGTACTTGGCACGAGTAGCATTATAGTTCTGAAGAATTTGTGCTGCTGACAGTTCTATATTGTAGAATTGGAACTGACTAATTCTACCGTCAAGAAAATGATTACTATCGTCATCGCCTCTTTTACCAAGAACAAGTTGTCTCACTGTGTAAGAACCAGCAGATGCTGATACTGCAATACTATCTGTTGTTCCATTGCCATAGCGATATAGATTTCCGTTTTCTCCATCAGAAGTG